ACATGGTCCGTTTCGAGACCACCTACCGCCAGCTCTCCGAACTCGCTTCGGTCATCGCCGCAATGCGATCCGCGCGCAAACAGCACGCTCCCTCGCGGTAAGGCGTGGCTGGGCTGGCCTGGCGAGGTCGGCTAAGCAAGACGAGGCACGGCCCGGTGCGGCAACGCAGGCAGGGCCTGGCTTGGCCCGGAGTGGCGGGATACGGCGTGGCAGGCGGGGCAAGGATCGGATTGGCCGGACAGGGCGCGGCGTGGCAAGGCATGGCAGGCTAGGCGGGGCACGGCGAGGCGGGTGATGGCGGCGCAAGGCGCGGCAGGCAAGACAGAACTGGAACCTCAGCACAGGAGAACCACATGACACTGGTGAATTCATTGATCAGAAGTACCACGCCTGCCCCGCCGAAGATGATCGTCTACGGCCAACCAGGCATCGGGAAGACCACGTTCGCGGCATCCGCGAACGCAGTCCTCATCGACTGTGAGAACGGAGCGGGTGCCGTGCGCGGGCTGACCCGCACGCCGTACCTGCAGTCCTGGCCACAGATGCGCCAGTGGCTGGTCGAGCTGGCGGACCTGGACAAGGCCAACGCCCCACAGGCCCTGGCCATCGACACCGTCGACTGGATGGTCCAGCGGATCGTCGAGCACGTGGTGCTGGACCTGGACGGCAAGAGCAAGGGCGACATCACCAACACGCTGGGTACCGCCCACGGCGGATACTTCAAAGCCCGTGAGATCGTGCAGAACATCGTCTACCGCGACCTTTTGCCGATGCTCAACGCCGTGGCCGACAAGGGCGTGGCGATCATCCTTCTGGCCCACGCGGCCAATACGAAGATGACCACGCCCGAAGGCTACGACCAGCGCCTGGCCTCGCCGGACCTGCCGCACTGGATCGCACCGCCCTTCATCGAGTGGGCCGACGCCGTGCTCTACGCCCACCGCCAGGACGACCGTCGCCTCCTGCTGACCGAGGGAACCAGCGTGATCCTGGCCAAGAACCGCTACGGCCTGCCGGCCGAGTTGCCCCTCTCGTGGTCGGCGTTGATGCAGGCCATGACCACCAAGCCAAACAAAGGAGAAGAAGCCCATGCTGAGTGAAGAGGTCTACAGACCCGGTTTCAACGCAGAGACCGATCCGATTGCGGTCATCGCTCACGTTCACGGCACCCGCGACGACGCCATCACGCTGGAGTTCGATGACTTCCAGATCACACTTTCCGTGGGGGCCGCAGCAAGCCTGGCCAGAACGATCCGTGCAGCAATCGGCGGCTTCCTCCTCCACCACAACGGCACAGCCAGCAAGGAGAACTGAAGAAATGGCAAACCTGAACGGATTCAACGCGACCGAAGTCGAACCGACCACCACCTTCGAGCCGTTGCCGGCGGGCCGGTACCTCGCCGCCATCACCGAGAGCGAGATGAAGCCCACCAAGAGCGGCTCCGGCAGCTACCTCCAGCTGACCTTCACCATCCTGGAGGGCGAGTACAAGAACCGCGTGCTCTGGGCGCGGCTGAACCTCAACAACCCCAACGCCACGGCCGTCAAGATCGCCCGAGGCGAGTTGTCGGCGATCTGCCGGGCGGTCGGGGTGCTTCAGCCCCGCGACAGCGTGGACCTGCACAACCTGCCGCTGGTGATCACCGTCAAGCTCAAGAAGCGCGACGACACCGGGGAACTGACCAACGAGATCAAGGGCTACGCCCGCAAGGACGCGGCCAACGGCCAGCAGCCCCAGGCCCACGTGACCGACAACACCCCGCCCTGGAAGCGCTAACCGAAGGAGCAAACCATGAACTCGACCATTCTGATCCTGATCGTCGTCTGGGCGCTCAGCACGCCCGTCGGATACCTCTTCGCCCGCTGGTCCAACCGGGCCATGGGCAGCCGGTGGACCCGCAATGACCGCATCTGGGCCATCACCTTCTCGGTGATCTACGGGCCTGCGATGCCGCTGCTGGCCGTCCTGATCGTCCTGCTGTGGAAGCTGGAAAGCTCCGACTGGGGCAACAAGGAAGCGAGGTGGTAGGCGTGGTGATGCTCAACCTGCCATATCCCCCGAGCATCAACCACTACTGGCGACGGGTCGGGCCGCGCACGCTGATCAGCCGGGAGGGCCGGACGTTCCGCAGGAACGTCTGCGCCCTCCTGGGCGGCGGCGGGCCTCGCAAGCCCCCGTCCGGCGGGCGGATCGCTCTGGCGATGGACGCCTTCCCGCCCGACCGCCGCCGTCGCGACCTGGACAATCTCGCCAAGCCCGTGCTCGACGCCCTCGAACACGCGGGCATCTACGAGGACGACAGCCAGATCGACCTGCTGCTGACGCGGAGGCGCGACGTGGTTGCCGGGGGCAAGCTGGATGTCCGGATTGACGAACTGCCGCTGCGGCGCTGCCCGCTCTGCGGCGGGCGACTTGAGGAGAACAAATGACCATGGACGGTCCCAAACGCATCTACATCGCCGGCCCGATGACCGGCCTGCCCGAATACAACTTCCCGGCCTTCCACGTGGCCGCCGAGCGTCTGCGCCAGGCGGGCTGGGAACCGGTGAATCCGGCGGAGAACTTCGACGGTCGCACGGACCTGCCGCGTGAGGACTACCTCCGCGCCGACGTGAAGCTTCTGATCGAGTGCGACGCGGTGGCCATGCTCAGCGGATGGGAGGACTCGCGCGGGGCGAAACTGGAGTACCTGCTGGCGAGGGAACTGGCCTTGCCCGTGCTTGACGCCGAGACCCTCCAGCCGCTGCAGAATCCGCCGGTCCCGCTGGTTCATCTGCATCGGCTGCGCATCCGGTGGGAGCAGGCCCACGAGGAGCCCGAGCCGGTCCTGGACGAGGCCAAGCGCATTACCGCGTCCGATCGCCAGGAGGACTACGGCCATCCTTCGCAGGATTTCGCGCGGACGGCGCAGATGTGGACGGGCATCCTCGCACCGAGGCTGCGCGAGGGCGAGCGGATCATCCCGATGGACGTGCCGCTGTGCATGATCGCCGTCAAGCTCGCCCGCCAGGCCCATCGCCACAAGCGGGATAACCTCGTGGACATCGCCGGGTACGCCCGCACGGCCGCCATGATCGCGGGGGATGAGTGATGAACGACCTTGATCTCGAAGTCGTCGACGATACCGACGTGATGGAGTCCTGGCGGACCTTGGAGCGGGCATGCCGCAAGTGCCAGTGGTGCAAACAGCATCGGGGCTGCAAGCACGGGCCGGACCCGTATCTCTTCTACTTCCACGACGAGATCGAGATGGTCTGGCTGTGCGATGAATGCTACTCCATCCGCCAGAACGGCCTGCACCTGCCCGACGGGGAGGTGGATGAATGACGGCGTGCGCCACGGCCCCGACAGCGATCACGCTGCGCCCGTACCAGGCCGAGGCGGTCGTCGCCGTCTATGACCACCTGCGTCAGCGCGACGACCACCCGTGCGTGGTCATCCCGACGGCGGGCGGCAAGACGCCGGTGATGGCGACGATCTGCCGCGACGCCGTGACGCAGTGGAACGGGCGCGTGCTGATCCTGGCGCACGTGAAGGAACTGCTCGAGCAGGCCGTCGACAAGCTGCACACCATGGCCCCCGACCTGTGGATGCAGATCGGGGTCTACTCGGCGGGCCTCAAGAGCCGCGATACCGAGCATCCGATCATCGTGGCGGGCATTCAGAGCGTCTACCGCCGCGCTGCTGAACTCGACCGCTTCGACCTGATCTTGATTGACGAGGCGCACATGCTGCCGCCCGACGGCGAGGGCATGTACCGCACCTTCCTGGCCGACGCGCGGGTCGTCAACCCCAACGTCCGGCTGATCGGGCTGACGGCCACGCCTTACCGCATGACGACGGGCATGATCTGCGCCCCGGAGAACCTGCTGAACCACGTCTGCTACGAGGTGGGCGTCCGCGAACTGATCGTGCAGGGCTACCTGTGCCCGCTGAAAACCAAGGCCGGACGGCGGAAGGTGGACACATCGGCGCTGCACATCCGGGGCGGTGAGTTCATCGCGGGCGAGGTCGAGGCGCTGATGGATGATGATTCGCTGGTGCGATCCGCCTGCCGCGAGATCGTCGAGCACACCGCCGAGCGACATTCGGTGCTGGTCTTCGCCTCGGGCGTGCAGCACGCCCTGCACGTCCAGCGCGTCCTGGGCGAGTGCGGCCATGAGTGCGGCTTCGTCTGCGGAGACACGCTGCCGTTCGAA